GTTATTTTTTCGCTTATAAAGAAGTAATTGCCATAAGCTAAGATAAAAAAGCTGTCTTTATGTAGATAATAAGACAAACCAGCAACGCCTGAAAGCGTATATTGATTTCCAAGTTCATTTAATTTATCTCTATTATATCTTGCGGGTATTGTAGAATAGTATTGTTGAAATTGTGCTGTATTTTGAGCAATTACATCGCCATTTAGCAACCATCTAAAAAACGACTGTTCCATTCTATCTAAATGTCCATTGTTGTTAGCATCTATAAAATAAAACTCCTTAGCATATCCAAGTTCATTTGAAACTGCTTCAAAATCATTGTAATTAGGAAAATCGCGTTTAAAGACATCTAAGCCGTAAACAGGGTGATACCTCACAACACTACCGAACGTGGCTCTAAGACCGCCTAAATCAGCTTTTAGACGTATGTCTAGTGATTTGTATTGTAAATCAATATAGCCATTGTTTGAAGATTCAATTTTAATGCTAGTGAAATCACCAACATAACGAAACCAAATATTATGGTTTTTGTATTCTCTACCTAAATTTCTGATTCTCTCATATTGCAACAGGTATTCAAATTTGTCAACAGGTGATCTAAATATACTTGCATTTTCTTCTAATCCATCATAGTAAAAACGCGGTTTTCTTTCAAACTTATATCTTGACAGCTTTTTAATACCTACAAAATAACGATAATTAGCACCGTCATCTGGCGTTGTTTCTATTAGTTGATTGTTAGTATATGAATATGTTTCTATTGGTGCTATTGTAGAATTTAAAGACATACCACCATAGATAGTAGCATATTTATAAAATTGTCCGAAAGACAATAACGGCAATAATAGAAATAACAACCTAATCATTACAGTATTTTTGTGTAGCAATAAGTCAAATATACCTCCATAGACCACCCACCGTTGAACCCTGTGCTTGAAGCCCACATTTTCAAGGGTTTATTTATTAATGAACCTGCGTCAACACCACTCGCATTGCTACCACCACTCATAATATAAGTCGCACTTGCAGTTTTATTACTAAAAAACCTACTGATATAATCCCAATAAATCACGTCTTGCGAATCATCATAACCAATAATTAAATTTTTATTAGAACTTTCATCTGAACCCGCAGTAGTAGCGAGTATTGTTGCACTAATTGGCGTCACCATGTACCCGCTTAATGCACCAACTAAAGTTTTTGGTGAAGTGTCTAGTGCCAATACTTCAGAATTATCTAGTGAAAATTTATCAGTTTGTAAAACGAATTTTGAATCTAATTTTTTGCTAGTTCCTGCACTGCTACCCGTAGTGTCAGAAACGTCAACAATCATATATAAATCACCGCTACCCGTTTGTTGGTCGAGTGCTGTTTTGTCCGTTAGTCTTTGTCCTGCCATTGTTTAATTTTTTAATATAATTTTTTAGCTTCTTAAAGTTTTCTAAACTACTTGTATATGTTTTACGTTCTTTAACACCCATATATAGTAATATCAGCACCTTGTAAAAACCCTTTTAGTCGATTGTTTCTTGGTACGTTAACATCTAGGTTAATTCCTGCAAAATAATTGTTTACAGTTGGATCTAAATCAGAACCCGAATTTGTACTGTATTCAGGAAAAGAACTTGTATTATTTCTTATATAATCTATTAACCTTTCTCTGTAAAATTCAGCAGCATCTTTTGACCTTGAAATTATTGGACGTAAGTCATCATAAGTAGCTGACTGTCCTGTGTCAGTATCGCCCATAACGACAACAGAATTGTTAACAAATCTTAATCGTAAAAATGGTGCTAATTCTGTAAATGCAAATTGAACTAATGCAGGTTGTATATATGTTTCTACAAGTGTTTTATATGCACCTGATAATGAACCCGCTTGTATATCTGCTTTTAATTTAGCATCTAAATCAGTTCCAAGAACAGGTAGTATAAACATATCTTGTGATAGTAGTATATAAGGCATAATAATATTGTCATCTACTGAACCACCTAATGCTGTGTCTTTCTTGATTCTTGTACTGCTTATATATAATGTATGTTGTATTGCCATAATTTTAATTTATTTTACGCCTGGATAATGTCCTTGATTTGGCATATTAACAGGTGCTGTTTGTGCGTCCTTAATTCCTCTTGGTCTTGGCATATAAGTTTTTGGTATACTATCTGCTTTATTGTAATCGTCCATTTTTTTGTCAGGTTCTTTTAATAGTGATTTAGATTTTAATCTATATAAGATAACCTTAAAAGCATGTCTGCAGTAAACTCCGCCCTTAAAACGAAACAAATCGTACGGTTTCCCCTTGTGTCCTAATTGTCTATTAACACCTTCACGACTAGCTTTGTCAATATCTTCTATTCTATAAACAAATCCTGCTCTTGCTAGTGTCATCATATTTTCACAAAAACGTCTACTTTTACCACCTGCTTTTCTACTCTTTTTAATATACTTAAAACGGATTCTATAAAAAGATTTATCTAAATAACTAAACGCATCTTCTTTACTTTTAATTTCGTCCGCCATATTTTCTTTCTTGTTTTCTGCAATTAAAGACTTCGCCCATTCTTCATAATCTTCTACTTGATCTTGGTCTTGTTCGTCCACTATTTCCCAATCATCATCAATTACTATTTCGCCATTTAGATTTGCAAGTATGCCATCAAATTCATCGTCTGATAAATCTTCTCTAACGCCCTCTATTTCATTTACTTTTTTCTTTGCCCAAGACTGTCCTGCATCACCACCCCATAACGCCCAAGCTATTCTACCTGCACTTGGAAAACCATCTTCGCCTATTTCAAACCCTTCAGCTTTTTTATCTACTTCGTGTCTTGCAAAAAAACTATTCATTCTTTTGATCGTATCAAAGCTAAGATTATCACCGTTTTTAATGTTTGTTGCTCTTGCTACTGCTACTTGTGTTCCACCTCGTTTATGTTCTCTACGCCATTCTAAACCCTTTTTAGCTTCTTCAACCATTCCTTTTGTTGGCTTAGTATCTATGTCTTGTAAATCTTTAAATTCGTGCTTTAAATCTTCTTGTTCTATTTCTTCATTTGATACACCTTCTTTTTCTTGGTCATCTTCTGATTGTGTTTTAACAACATCTAAATCAATGAAATCAGCGGGTTTAAGCGTTTTAAAGTATAAATCAAGGTTTATATCATTAATTCTAAAAACCTTGTCTAATCCTCTTAAAAGTATGTTTTGGAACGGTACTACGACTGTATTGTTAAATAAACTGTACGCATCTCTTAATTCGTCAGCATTAGAACCTAACCCATTACCGCCTTCTGTACGTATTCCAAATAATAGTGGCGATACGCAACGGTGTCCTGCTAATATATTATTAACGGCTTGTTTACTCATTCCTTCCCAAGCTGACTGTGCATCATTCATTTGGATAGGTTCTATTGTTGGTGCGCTATCACCTCCATCAGAAAATGATAATAAAATCTTACCAGCATTATTTGAACCTGAAAATTTAGCATTTATTTGACGTTCTATTGTTCGTCTTTCTTCTTCTGTAGGCACACCATTCTTAAAAGAAACGTGCATCGAAGGGGTCATGCCTGATGTTATATTAGATAAATGAAATTGTGCTATTTCTAATTCCATTTGAATCCAATCTGTAGCAGCTACATAATCAGGTGCAAAGCCATAAAACAAAGCGGGGTTTTTATCTCGGATCATTAGAATTTGACTTGCTTGTGTTCTATCTTCTGTATTGAAAGCAGCATAAGGTCTTGGTCTGTATTCTGATTTTCTTGCTTTAGACCAATCAGCAGAATAATAATAAGTATCTATTTCACCGTCAACCATTTTACCACTTCTAATGTATTGTGCTGGTATATGTAAAAGTTTAGCTATTTTGCTTCTATCTCTACTCCAAATAACATTTACATAACAACCACCGAACAGCTTTAAATCCATTGCTAAATCTTTTAACACGTCGTCATCTGAGTTATGCAGTAATTCTGTTAGTCGTAAAAAAGATTCTTTGTTTGCTTCGCTTTCATCAGCGTTAGTAGCAGCTAAACCTTCGCCATAAATCATTGCACCGATTGACTTAATTAATGCACCATTAATAGCACTACCTAAAAATAGTTCTAATAGATAATTAGGATAGAGATTATCTTCACCAAAAGAAACCCAATCTTGATTAGGTCTTTCAACTAAATGAGGTATGTTATAATGTGATAATTTTACTAAATTTAAATTCATAATTAATCAATAGTTAAGTAAACATTTTCGTTAGTAAATGTGCTTGGGGTGTATTCTTTATATGATACTGACTGTGAATTGGCTGCACCTGTTATATTGCAAAGTCCTGTAAATAATAATTTAACACCTGCTGTGTCAGGATCAAGATTAGTTCCACCTACGTTTTGATATATAAAAGCGTCATAGAATCCTAAAGGTCTTTCAGGTGTGCCAATTTTTATTATTGCAGCTAATGGATTTGACGTAGAAGGTGATACAGAAATAGACAACATTGTATACCTGTCATTATAATACTGCGAAAGTGAACTAAATGCAGGTTGAAAAAAGTATTCTCTATTTGTAAGACGACTTTTTAAATTCATTAAAAAACCATCGCTTGTATCAAAATCTGCTGACAAATATCTTTTTAAATTTAGATATACTAGGTTTTGAATTAAGGTGTCGCTATCTCTAATTAGTTGTATCATATCTCTTTATATAAGTCATAAAAAATATCAGGATATTGTTTTTTCAACGCTTCCTTTGCTTCTTCTGTAAATGGCGGTATTACGCTGTTTTCTATTTTAAGTTCCCAAGCCATCTTTCTTTTTCTTTTTAGGTTTTTCTTCTATAAAATAAGCGTTTCTAACGCCTTCGCCTAGCTTCTTAATTTGGTTCTGAGTAAGATCATTTAAAGGCGTATAACAATTAGGTACTGTTTTACCTTCATAGTCTTTTTTTACTTTCCAAGCCATAGTGTTTTATTATAAATATAAAAGTTAAGTTATTGTTTTTTAGTGTACAAAAAAAGGGGTAATAAAACCCCTTCTTTTATATATATGCAGTAGCGATTAAGTTCCTGATACTATAGTTAATTCAGAATCTGCATCACCTAATTGGTCAAACGGATAGTCTGTACCACTACCATTAGTTTTCTTAATGTTATATAAAGGTTCTTTTTCTTCTGCTGTAAACTCTATCGTATATCCTGTTAAATCACCTTTAGCAGCACCTGAAACAATCGTACCACCTGAAACATCACAACCATTATTAAGTCCTAATAAAAATACATTATCGTTAGTGTCTTGTACAAAGATTTGAACACGATTATAACAAAGTAATTTAATTTGGTTTGAAGTTGCTGCATCTATCTTTTGTAATGTTAAAGATAGTGTTTGAGTAAAGAATGTTGTACCTGTAGCTGCGTCAGCGTTAAAGTTGACAGTCATACTTGACAAGTTTGGTCTTAAATCATATTTATATAAAGTCATTGTAGAACCTGTTGGCGTACCATAAGCAGACCAACCTGTAAACCCTGCTGTGTCTATTTGCAAAGGGTCTGTTCCATTAACTGTCATATGTTGACCTATGTTTGAAGAATAGTCCGCACAGAAAAAAATGGTTTTTAAGCCACCAATCTGGTCTTTACAATCGACTAATCTTCCGGAGGTTAATGCACAATTTGACATATTATTTTATTTATTAAAGGTTAATAAAAGGGTGGTATATTTCAACCACCCATTTAAAGTATCTATTAAGTCCAAACAGTTGAACCATATACACCGTCTGTAGCAACCGCAGTTTGTACTCCTACAGCGAAGTTCATAACAACTCTTACGTTGTCAGACCCATCGTATTCATACGTTGGAATTAATCTCGCTTCAGTCCAATCAGTAGCTAAGTTAGTTCCGAATACTAAGTTTTCAGGATAAGTGAAAAGAATAGTATCGTTGAACATTCCAGGACATCTGTATATTGGATATCCAAAGTAAGTAGCAGTATCAGCTTTTGCATCAAATCCTAGTCCAGAAATTTGACCTTGATTAGAACCCGCAGCAGCTAACGCCTGAATGTAGAAACCATAAGTTTTGTTGTTCATATAAAAACCAACACCAGGTTTAGTTAATATACCTGAAATATCAGAAGCAGCAGTATTATAAACAGAAGCCATATCTGTCAATATATCAGCAGCAGCTAAAGCATCAGCAAAATCTACTTCGCTAAAGTCTTTACAAGCAGAAGCGTCTGCACCTGCTTCATCTTGTGTTCCATCATCAGATAAGAAACCAACACCAAATGGAGAAGACCCTTGCCATATTCCGATTTCTAATTGAGCAGCAGCTTTTCCTGCAACAACTTGTAATAAGAAGTCAGAGAATG